AGGCTTCCTTTGTGGACAACATTCCTTGCGCGTGCAAATCAGCGCTCATGTCTGGTGGCATTGTTTATTCTCCAAGCAGGCTAGAAAACACATATTTCAATTCGCGCTTAAGGTCAATGTTTTCTTCAAGTTCAAGATCAATTCCAATGTAATCCCACTGTATTTGGTGCGGCTTCATGTGATCGATCATTGCACGCAACACCTCGACTTGTTCGTCTGACGCCATGTTCGCAAACATCTTGCCAAAATCATCAGTATCTACTTCCATTCTCAAAATGGGGCTATTCGTTGATACGTCTACCTTCATGCCTTATCCTCCTAATGCAAGACGCCCCATGTAAACCACAGGGCGTCGATAGTGTCAAGAACTAAGGTCCACTAGTTCGCAGACACCAGCGCTACAGGCCATTGTCTGACTTCCCTTTGTTGTGTCCTCTCGCTCAAATTCAGCCAGACCAGACCAATCAATGTGCGCTGGCATATCCGCAAGCATGGCCTCGTATTCCTCGCGTGTGCAGTCCTGATATGGGGCCTGCTGGTACGTGTGATCCGAGTGAGGAAGAAAGCTAATGCCGCTAACCTCATCAAAGTGACGATAAACCCACGCGCCAACATCAAGCCACTCGTGATCACGCACAGATACGGTTACAGACGGTTTATGCTCGCACCAATGCCGCTGATACGTCAACCAGAACTCCAGCTGTTCGATTGCGGTCATATCGTTGCGAGTTACCGCACCATCTGGCGACTTCATCGGAAAGCTGAAAACCGTAGTGGTGTCAGGCTTCATCACGTCCGGCTCATTAGGGATACCTTGCGCAATCATAAACTGCGTCAATGGGTCTTTATTGTCACCGCGAACTGTGCGGATGTAATAATCACTGTGCCGCGCGTGAATACCAGACGCGCTATCGACAAGCTGAGACACAGTACCAGATGGCTTTACGCAAGTGATTGCCGCACTTGGCGAGATGCCTAGCTTTTTAGCCCAAATGGCATTTGTTTCGATTGCGGTTCGTTTTAGGGTGTCAAGAACGCTGGCAACGGTAGAATCCTCATCACCCGTCAAGGAGTGTGCGCGCCACGCTTCAACATTGATTACGCCATTAAGCAACTCACAATCCATAATGCCAGTCAACGAAACGCCAAGCAGTCGCTCTGCCTCAGTATTTTCACGCCACACATCACGCAGGTACGGAAAATACGTGTACGTTGACTGAATGGTGCCAAGGATAGTCGCCAGTTCCACCTTTCGTTTCAAGTCATCCAGGGTGTCATTCGCGCGGCAAATTACCTCCGTCAAATTGCAAAATTGATACGGGCGCAGGATGATCTCAGAGCAAGGATTAGTACCAAAATCCCAATCAGCATCACGTCGCCCACTCTTAGCGGCCTGTTTCTTGCTTGCTTGGCGGTTGAACACTCCACGCTCACCGCTCTTGCTTTCCATCAAGGCTAGCCATTCGCGCATGAAACTTTCCGCATCAGGCTTATCAGTGAATGCAGCAGAGTTGTTTGCCAATGCACGCTGCGGATCAGTAGACCACCATTGGCCGGACTTTGCATGGCGCATCCGATCATCGCTAAGATTGCTAAGACTAATCATTGCCGAACGGCGCACGCCCCCAACAACAACAATCTCGCCAATCTTGCACATCAGATCGTGACATTCAATCGACGTAAGCTTGCGACCTTGCGCGCCCTTGAATGCACCAATAGTGAAGTTAAACAGATCAACCAGAGGATCAGGGCCAGATGCACGGCCACCGAACGTATTCAGCTTAGCACCAGCGGGGCGAACTTTTGAAACGTCCCAAACTGGAATATCTCCGATCCACAGATAATGCAGCAAATCACGATAAGATGAAGCCCAACCCTCCTTGCTATCCTCTACAACAATAACATTATCACTAGGCAAAATCGAGCTAGGAACTTCTGGCAGCTTATTCACATACTGCCGCTCAACACTAAAGCCAACGCCAGTGCCGCACAGCAGGATAAACATTGCCTCATCAAACGAGCGCGGATGATCTACTGGCAAGTAGGAGCAATTGTAGATGCAAGTATTATCTCGATCAGCAGCAGGTCCAGCGGTCATCAGAGCGCGCATCGACGGCATCACTTCTAGGTCAAGAATGGCCTGCCCTAGTTTGTCAGTCGTTTCCAAGTCAGCGCCAGACGGAACTACAATATTCTCAATATACCGATCAACAGTTTCAGCCCAAGTCTCACGCCTATTTTCTTCTGGCAACCATCGCGCATAACGGCTCACCGCAATAAACTTTTGATAGTCATTCATGCCGCCGTTACCGCCCGGTACTGCCAAATCCATCTTCCCCACGTTCTGTTTCCTTTTCAATTTCTTCTACTTCGATTAGGTCTGTTTTTACGTTTTTGACCAACATAGCCTGCGCAACGCGATCACCGACATGCGGCCAGTCAGGGCGATACGATACAGGGCCGTCATAGGTTAGCTTTACCTTGATGGTTCCAAGGTAGTCACTGTCGATAATACCCGTGCTATTACAGAGCCGCATATCGTATTTGAACCCCTGCCCGCTGCGACTGTAAACCTTGATATGGTAGCCGTCGGGAATGTCGAATACCAAGCCTGTATCGTACAGCATTGATCTGCCTCCCGCAGGTTCACGGGAAACTGCTGTTAGATCAAAGCAAGCCGCGCCATCGGTTTGGAACTTCGGCATTACGGCTTTTGGGTGTGTGCGCTTTATGGGGAGTTTCACCCTCATATCCTCCTATAGATAGCCCGGACGCCCAATATAGACGCCCGGTATTGTGTGGTCAATTAGCGGAACAGGTTAATGATACGCTGCATAATGGACTTGCGTTCAACCTGACCGACAATAGGTGGCAAGTCGTCCGTGCTAGTTGGGGTTAGTACGTACTCAAACTTGCGCCTTTCACGATACACAACGCCAGCAACAGTACTTCGCGTTACACCAATGGCCTTTGCGGTCTCGGCATACGTTGCGCCGTTGTTGATCATATCCATGATTTTTTGGTTGCGTGTCATGTCACATCATCCTTCCCGCGCCAAATCCGCCAACCCCAAAGCATCACGTCAAACGCCACGAATAATGGTAGCGCGCCCATCGCATAGAATAGATAGACAACAAGCCACTCGGCAAAGTCGAACCACACAAACGCGATCATTGACCAAAACGAAAAGAATGCAATCAAACCGTACAGCGCAAGACTATCCAGAATGTCGTTTACTAGCCGCGTCATCCGTATGCCTCCTCATACCCTTCACCGTACCCATCATAGTGACCTTCTTCATACCCCTGTTCATACGCAGCCATAACCCATTTAACGATGGATGAAACATCCCCAGAATTAATATCTTCCATCATTCGCTCTTGTCGTGTAGAGTAGTTTTCAATCTCAGACATCCATTCTTTGTATGTCATCCCCGCACCTCCAACTCATACCGATACCCACCACTAACACGCCGCTGATACAAATGCACCTTGCCCGCATCAGCGTACCCGCGCACCACGGCAAACACCTCCTTGCGCTTGCCCCGTGGATCAACGTCTGTCGGGCCTTCCCAGTACACCACACGTGTGCCTGTGTCGCCCATGCGGATGATCTTATCTAGATGCGAGCGCCAGTCTTTGCGATCTGTGTCCAGCGTGCGGGTTTCGGGTGCTAGGGCTTGGATGTCGTCGTGGGAGATCATTGATCCGCCTCCCAGTGGATTTTCGTTAGCTTGCCGTCTGTGTAGGTGCATTCGGCCCAAGCCATAAATTGGGCTAAGCCATTTCCAATAGTTACTGCGTCTTTACGCACATCAACAACAGGCTCTTTCTTCACGCGGTATGCGCGCGTATCGTGGAAGCGCTGCCCGTCCATAGGAACCCACTTACCAGCTGCCGTGAGATCCTCAATCGCCTTCCCCCGATGTTGTGCCAGCAACAGCTCGCCTTGTTCTTCATCACTCATTTCGCCCCAAGTCTTCATTGCACATACTCCTGTTTTTTATCATTGCCTTCTAACTCGCCAACCGTAATGCCCGCAACCAGTGCGTTAATAATAGGCTGCATAACAAGCGGATTGCCGTTCATCATCACCCCCATGTCATCCCCCTCATCAGTTACAATATTCACCGTAATGTCACCATCACCCGGCGCAACGGTAATGCTCCAAATGTTAGACCTCATGGGTAGTTACCTCCTTAAATTCACTCACAAGCATACTGCACAGATCAACATAACCGTCACGACCCGCCAAGCAAATGTGACCATCATCATTCTTGTGAGACTTGTACGTCTCCCCAACCTTATACCCCGGTGACGCAGAGTGAATGCACTTATAATTTACACCGTCACGCCATTTTTTCTTTGGCCGTTCTTTCTTAGGCTCTTGTTCCTTACGCATCGTCATTGGTAGTCACCTCCACTTGCCCGCGCTCAATGCGCTTAATTTGACAGGATGGATAGAATGATCCGTTGATGTGTAGGCCATTTTCGTTGGCTCTATCGCACAGGTCTTCGTAACGGTTCAATACAAGCTTTTTTGCCGGAATAACAATCCAATATTCCTCTAGGAACCCTGCATCATGCCAGCGGGACGAGCATTCCAATGTGTAATCCAACACATCTCCGCCCTTCAAATGCACCTTGCACACCATCTTTGCGGTCTTTGCTAGTTCCGCGTCGTCCAGTTTTTTCTTATGTTCGCGCCATTTTAAAGCGTCTTCCTTGTATCCGTATCCGAACATCACTCAAACTCCTCATCATCTACGTTGTCAATAATCCAGTCAGCAAGCCGCCCAAACTCGGCGCGCAACTCTCGATCAGTCCACTCGCGGTCAAACATATAGACCGTTTCAATCTCCAAGTCTACCAACTCATCAGGACCGGTGTCAGGGTCGCTAAAGATGCGTGCGGTCAGAGTTGCGGTGAACTCAAATGCGGATGTGGTTTTCATGCTTCTTGTGCCTTCTTGTTCTTCTTGATGTTAAGATATTTCGCATACGCCTCAGACTTTGGCTGTGTCATACCTAAACCTTTACACCACCAATCATTCCGCAACAAGACCTTACATAGCCTGCGGTAGCTTGGTGCCCACTGTTTGTCCTCCAAAACCTTTGGTGCCCAGTCTGGAATATCTTCGGTGTATCCGCGACCACGCCAACCCTTAATGTGAGCCTTGAAGCGTTCTAGGAAGTGGTTGCGCGTCACCTCAGGCATTGTCTGCAATAGCAGCTTGCAGAAGCTCTTGTACGTGTGACCCTCTGGCAAAGTGATCTTGTTGTAGCCGTTGATATTGCCATTCTCTTGGATATACAGCGCACCACTATTCACGCCATTTACTCGCGCAACAACCTTGTACCACGTTTCAGGCTCAAGAATATGATACAGCCACAAGCCGCGCCGCTGATCGTCTCCATACGGCTGACACAATCGTTGCTGAGATGGCTTCACGCCAGCTTGGTGCATCAGGTCGTAAATCTTGTTGTGTTCACGATCTGGAAAAGCCGCATGGTATTTCCAGATGTCTTGTGTTTTCCAGTCATAGATCGGATAAACGTTATAGGCGTTATCCGTTACTTTTGTTGTCCACCGATACCCCTTCCACGTTTCCTTCTGAAAGGTGCAGATAGTGCGAAAACGGTTCAGGCTTTCATCAGCACGAATACCGATAAAGCCCGCCGCTACATCATCGTCAGCGTACCAATCTGCAAACAGAATGATAAACTCTTCAAACTCCATATTAGGCTGAAACCAATCGAAATATTCAGGATCACTTACTACGCCACGGTGTTTAGGCATGTCTCGCACCCAATCATCCTTACGTTCAGCATCCCAGCACGTCCAAACAGGCTCAAAGTTACTTGATGCATTACGCAGTTTGATCGGCAAGCAAATCCAGTACGGGTCGATGTTCTTTTCATACCTATCAAACATTTCCTCCACATGCTGCGCTGTTTTCTTGTATTGTGCCTCAAAGTCAATGACCATGACAGCAACCTTTCGGTCACGCTTAATAGCCTCATCCATCACAAGATGAAACATGACGCTACTATCTTTCCCTCCAGAGAACGATACAAAAATCTTTTCAAAGTCGTCAAACGTCTTTCTAATACGCTCTCGCGCAGCATCCAATACTGATTGATCTCGGTAAACCTTGTGCTGCATCACTACCTCCTTAGTACAAGCTTGCTTGAGTTCTAGGCTTTACGAGTTCTGGTGTCAACTCTGAATACCCATTCTTTCTCATCCATACATTGATATACTCAAGAGCCAGATTATCGGCTTGCGCCTTTTGCTCATCAGTCAAGAGGTTGTACCCGCCGCGAAACCTTGCAGGGACGCCAGTTGCGTAGCACATAGCGCTTTGCCCCATCCATGCGATGCGGTTCATGTTCTCATTGGTCAGATAGTGCTCACAAGAGTTTTTCCAATCTGCGATAACTCCTTCCATTGCTGACGCAAAGCGTGGAAGGTCAGACAGGAAGTCACGGTAAGCCTCTTCGCACTCATCGTTAGTCATGCCTTTTGGCGGCTTTTCCTCATAAAATCCAGCCGGGTAGCACTCCCATTGGTCCCATGTGTGGAAAATTCGCTCCATAACCTTTTCGCGAGCCATTACAGATCCTCCTCATTCAAAAGGTCAATTTCCTCATCAGTCCACAAGCCTGCATCCCAAGCTTTGGAAAACTCCTCATCCCCGAATACCTCAGCAAGGCCAGACACTTGGCACAAGCGCAATACCTCATCTGCATCCATGCCGAGTTCTTTAGCAATACGCGTGTCAGACCAATTGCGCTTCTTGAGTTCAATCACAATGTCAGACATTGAATTGACGTTGTGCTTTCCTCGCGCCCGGTTGTGGCGGATAGTAGATGCAATGCGGTCGTTCCGGTCTGTGTTCTTCGATTGGATGGCAACTAGTGGCATGTACCCTTGCAGGCGATCTCGCACCATTTGGGAACGCTTTGCAACAGTAGTACGGTGAAACCCGTCAACGACCTCATATGTGTTATCACTATCAGGCCACGTTACGACTGGTTGAGTATAGCCGTCATGTTCAATGGAGTGTTCAAGCAACACCATTTCAGGCGGAGCTACGCTGTTTGGGTTGTAGTCGTTTGCGTGAACTGCGTCAGTCATCACCCATTGCACAAAATCAATCGGCTCTTCCTTAAACGGGCTTACCTCGTGCAACTGAGCGCGAACCTCATTCAGTGCTTTTACCTTGTCATCAAGGCTCATTTCGCTGATTTGCTTGCAGATATCCGAAATATCCATACTTAGACCTCCTTACTTGTCTACCGTTAGTCATATCACCATAAGCGCCGCTTAGCAATGACTAAATAGCCGTCCTCTTGAACTGTTTTCTTGATGCGTACATCGTCACCCGTCCACCCATGGGATCGCACCCATTCCTTGCACTCTTCAAGGCTTTGCGGCGTACAGTAGCCGAAAAACGCGATTACTGGTCCCTCCATGCCTTAACCGCCTCCATAGCCGCTTGCCATCCCAGCGCGGCGCACACAAAGCATCCTGCTTCCATCGCGGCTTCCAAATAGTCAAGTTGACCCGGTTGCCATTTGCTCTTTGTATGATCTTGCCTTTTCAACTCGCAAATAAACGTCGTTTGGCCCGGAATGAAAATATCAGGCGCACCAGACACAAACCCACCCTCGGCCTTGATCTTTGCAAGTTGCGCGTGACTGCGCTTGCCCTCATTACGGATGTGCAATGCAATCTTTTTTAGGTCTGGCGGGAGTTGGTTAAAGAACGTGGACTGCTCCGCCGTTTCAGTGGGACAATTGCCGCGCCACGTTGTATCGCCGTACACTGTTAGCCATGGGGGGAATTCCATTGTGGTACAGGCTCCTCATCCTTTGGTTTGTTAAAGCTGAACACGGTAAAGAAGCCGTTCTCTTCTTTCTTGTATTCAACCGTTTGCGGGCGTTCACCGTTCAACGATTGATACATTTCAAGCTGCCTCATAGCAAATTGGCTTTTAGGGTTCTTCTGCACCCACCAGCTAAACGATCTGTAAGGCGTCTTGAAGTCTAGTCGCACAACCTCATTGCCGTTACCGCTTACCGTTTCCCGCGTGTCAAATTCAACCACCTCGTCGCACTGGCGATTGAATGGGGATCGTTTTAGAGCCTTAAACTCTTGTTGCAAGGCCAAATTGGGGTCAACAATCTCACCCTTGCACGACACACAGTATCGCGCGGCAATGTCGTTTGGCTCCATGCAATGAGGGCATTCCTTGCTTGTCCATCTCTGCTGGCATTGGCTCAGTTTGCCGCCCCCCACTGGCACCATATTCAAGCACCTACGCCCATAGTGCGCCGGGATAGGACCATGTTCGCACATGATCTGTTCACCCGTCAGATCGGCAAAATACCCGTCTGGCGTTATGCCGTATCCCTCATCGTTCTTGCGCGCGCTAAACTCATTTTCACCGCCGCACATGGGGCACGTCACGTTGATGTAAACAGTTTCACCGCCCTTGAATGCCGTAGTGATTTCAGGCGACCAAATATCCCCGTCCGGGAAATGTGTGTCGAAATTATCCTCTGTGTAGTCCAGATACAGGCAGTTCGGCTTATCACTCGCGGCAATAGCTGCTTTGCGCTCTTCCACGGTGTCAAGATTTCCGATAGATGGGTCCAGCAAGCGCACCCCTCGCCCTAGGATCTGCTGCAACAGCCGGGACGAACTTGTCTTACGCAAAACTGCGATCACGTCCACATGCGGAAAGTCAGCACCCACGGTAAGCTTGTCCACGTTCACTATGTATTTTTTACGGCCCGCCTTAAAGTCTTTGATGGCCTGCTTTGCATCAGCGCCGCCACCGACACAGATGGTACTTAGTTGCGGCGGCAAAGATGCCAATACCTCGCGCGCGTGCTTTACCGTGGCTGCAAAGATCATTACAGCCTTGCGGTCCTGAGATTGCGCCACAATGTCAGCCACGATCTGCGCGGTTAGCCGCCCGTGGCCGTGATATGCTTGGTCCACTTCGGACTTCTTAAAATTGCCGCTCTTGTTTGCCTTTAGGCCACCCGTCTGGTACTTGCCTGCACCCGGCTGGCCCACTACCATAGGTGTAAGGTATCCTAGCCCCATTAGCTTATGGGTGTCGCACTTGTGGATGCACTTGGTGTAGAACGGATCAATAGCTTGGCCTTCTGGCACGGGCTTGCCATTCACGTCAATGCGGTACACGTACCCCGTCCCTGTGCGCCACGGTGTCCCTGTAAAACCGACGATCCGCACGTTAGGATTGGCGTCTCTGATCTTCTCAGCAATGGCGCGAACCGCATTAGTAAGGCCCTCACCCTCATCAATCAGGATGGCGGAAAACTGTTCCCCGAAACGTGACAGGCTATTCTTAATTGTGTCTGGCGTACCCACCACAATGTCATGGCGCGTTGATTTCTGCCCCGCCGATGCTGAAAACACAGAGCATGGCTCACCAATGATAAGAACCTTTTCGCGGTTCTGTTCAACAAGGTTTCCACTAGGGCAAAGCACAAGCACCTTTTTATTGCTCATGTCACGAATGGCAGCGGCAAGCCTTGCGATCAGAAAGGACTTACCGAAGCTTACGGTAGCTTCAACAACGACAGGCTCCAAGCTGGTGCGAACGTGGTTTAACACGTCCGCTTCTGCCTCCAGTGCATATTGTCTTGGTTTGAAGG